GGAGATGGCACAACAGGCAACTGACTATGTCAATTATGTATTTAATCGCCAAAACAACGGCTTTAAGGTCCTCTATGATGCCTTTAAAGATGCACTGATATCTAAGACTGGAGTTATTAAGCATTATTGGGAAGAAAAAGAAGACGTTCATACAGAAACTTATACCAATTTAACTGACATTGAATACCAATCTATACTAGCTAATGATGATTTTGAAGTTATAGAACACACAGCAACAGTAGAATCTAAAGAAGTAGTAGATGATTTTGGTAATTTAGTAGCACCAAAGGTAGAAACACACGATGTCAAAGCTAAATGCTACAAAGGATATGGACAAGTAAGGGTAGTATCTGTACCACCTGAAGAATTTTTAGTATCAAGAAGAGCAGTAAACTTAGAAGACGCAGACTTTGTTTGTCATAGAGTTAAGAAATCTGTAAGTGATTTAATTAAACAAGGATATGACCCTAAGATAGTTAATGACTTACCCGGATATGCACAATCAGAAGCAGAACTAAACACAGAAAGATTAGCAAGATTTAGTTACGATGATGATTCAGTTCCCCCATCAGAGGGAAGTGGTGCAAATAAAAAAGTTTGGATTGATGAATGTTACATGCACATAGACTATGATGGTGATGGTGTAGCTGAACTAAGAAAGATTACTAAGAGTGGACAGTATATACTTGATAATGAAGAAATAGAGATGATACCATTCTCTACAATTTGTCCACTACCTATTCCTCACAAGTTTTATGGAATGTCTATAGCTGATACAGTTAAAGATATCCAACTAATTAAGTCAACTATTATGCGTAATCTGTTAGATAACATGTACTTAACTAACAATGCTAGATATGCTGTACTTGCAGGACAAGTTGAACTAGATGATTTATTAACATCAAGACCGGGTGGCATTGTAAGGATGAGAAGTCCAAACGCAGTACAACCTTTACCAACACCACAGATACAACCATATGCATTTCAAATGGTTCAATACCTAGATGGTATAAGAGAAGAAAGAAGTGGTGTATCTAAAATGACTCAAGGATTAAATCCTGATGTATTAACATCACATGTAACAAGTGGTGCAATATCAGCAGCTACAGAATCTTCAATGCAAAGAATTGAATTGATAGCTCGTATGTTTGCAGAAACAGGGATAAAAGATTTATTTAGAAATATATATTCTTTGGTACAAAAGTATGAAGATAGAAAAAAAATGTTTTATTTAAACAATAAATTTATACCTATTGATGTATCAAGATGGAAAGAAAAATTAAACTGTACAATTAATGTAGGTGTTGGTAGTGGTAGCCAACAATCTAAAATGCAAACAATGTCTAGTATAATGACACTGTTAGGAACATTAGTACAAGGTGGAGCATTAGGAACATTAGTTACTAATAAAAATTTATACAATGCTATTAGTGAATTTATAGCACAGTCAGGATATAAAAATACAGATAACTTTATATCTAATCCTGAAATGATGCCACCTAAACAACCTGCTCAACCTACAGTTGAAGAGCAAGTTAAGATACAAAAAGCACAAATAGAATTAAAACAATTACAGTTACAGACTGCTGAATTAGAATTGGATACTAAGCTTAAACAACAAGAACTAGAATTGAAGAAACGAGAAGCTAAAGTAAACTTCTTAATTAAACAAGAAGAACTAAGATTGAAACAACAAAAATTAGAACAAGGTGAAATGGAAATTGCACTTGAAGCTACACAACAACGCCCAGTAAAAATAGGTGACTAATGAAAGACTTGAACGAATTAAATCTTGAAATAGAAATAATTAAAAAAGATATACAGATTATAAAAAACAATCACTTGTATCATATTGAAAAAGATATGCGTGATGTAAAGGTAGAAGTCTTTAGATTCAAGTATGTTGTGTATGGTGCTATAATAGTTTTAGTTTTACTAAGTGATAAAGCTGATAAAGTTTTTGATTTACTATAGGAGATAAATATGAAATGCCCAAAGAATCACAAAAATAAAAAAAATAAAAAAAAACCTAGTTACTAATGGCTTTAACAAAAAAACAAAAAGATTTATTAAATAAACACAAGGTACATCATACATCTAAACATATGACAATGATGCGTAAACTAATGAACCAAGGTAAAACATTTACACAATCACACAAGATTGCAATGAGCAAAGTAGGTAAATAATGGCTAAACTATGTGCAAAAGGAAAAGCTGCTGCTAAAAGAAAGTTTAAAGTTTATCCAAGTGCATATGCAAATATGTATGCATCAGGCGTTTGTTCAGGTAGAATAAAACCAAAAGCATCTGCCAAAGGAAAACGTAATGGCAAAAAAAGGGCTTAAGAAGTGGGTAGATGAAAAATGGGTAGACATTGGTTCTCCTAAAAAGAATGGTAAGTACCAACCTTGTGGTAGGTCTAAAGGAAGTAAAAGAAAATATCCTAAGTGTGTACCATTAGCTAAAGCAAAAGCTATGTCAGCTTCTGAAAAAACATCTGCTGTAAGTAGAAAAAGAAGTAAGACCCAAGGAGTAGGAGGAAAACCAACGTATGTCTCAACATTCAAAAAAAGAAGAGGGACAAAAACGTAGTAAATATTACGAGTCTAGGTACGACCATTACATTTCTATGGGATACAGTAATGGACAAGCTTCTAAAATAGCTCATGTAGACTTAGCAAAAGAATTTAAACAAAAGAATCCAACTATAGATAAATTAAAACAGATTTGAAAAAAGAAGAACTACAAAACTTTATGTTAAAAAACAGAATTTCTATTGAGGAATTGCATCGTAAGGTAGGATATACTCCTGACATTATACGAAAATTTCTCAAAGGAACAAAGAAGATACCTATGGAATTAACACAGGAATCTTTACAAAAAACACTCCAACAGTAATTAACTAGACCCACATATACAGATAGACTCGAAATGGTTTGAGTACCTAGACCTGTGCTGTGGATAGCATTACAGGAAAAAATAATGGAAGATAAAAAAGAAGCTGCTATTGAAGCAGGAAAACAAGCAAAGCTATTACTTGAGAATCCTCAGATGGTAGCTGCATTTAATACTGTTCTTAATGGTGGATACCAACAATGGATATCTACAGACATTAAAGATACAGAAATAAGAGAAGCACTTTACCATAAACAAAGAGCGATACTCGAAGTTAAAAATACTTTAGTACAAACGTTAGATAACGGAAGAATACTGGAGGAAGAAAATAAATCTTGATTAAGGAAAGAATACCTGAGAATAGATTAAATAAACTTTGGGCAGCAGTTCTAAAACAAACATGGGACGATGCTTTAGAAAACAAAAAAGACTATGCCTATATTAGGTTAGGACCTGTTAGATATAAATGGACTAATGGTAAGTTAAGAAAACTTAGTCCAATGCAATTTAGCAGAAGAAGAATAATGTCTATGAATATTTATACAGCAAGGACATTTTTTTTAGAACCTAATCAAGATTTAGACTTTTGTTGTGATGCAGCTAATTTAGATAAAGAAAGAGTTTTATCTATAGTCGTACCAAAAATACTAAAACAAATAGAGGAAGAAAGTAATGGATAATAAAGAAAGCAAACATAAAGGAATTCCAGTGACTGACGTTATGTCAGCACAAGAAGCACTACTAGGTTTGATGGAGACTCCAAAAGAGCAAACTCCTGAAACTGTAGTAGAAACAGAAACCGAGGATGTGGTTTCTGAACAGGCAATGGATGTTGCCGAATCAGTTGAACCCGAAGTAGAAAATTCAAATGAATTGACTGCTGAAGATATGTCTGATGAACCAGTAGAGGAAGTTGAAGAACCAAGCACTTTCACCGTTAAAGTAAACGGCAAGGAAGTAGAGGTAACCCAAGACGAACTATTACAAGGTTACAGCAGAACTTCTGATTACATGCAAAAAACTCGAGTATTGTCAGAGCAACGCAAACAAATAGACGATGAGCTAACTGCGACTCAACAAGAAAGACAGCGATACACTCAGGCACTTGAGCAATTAGAAGAATCTAATGACTATGAGATAGCTCATCTTAAGTCACAAGATTTGGAAAAACTCAAGGAAGAAGACCCATTAACTTATATGCAACGTAAAGATGCTTTGCGTGATTTGCAAGAAAACAAAACAAAAATTGCAAATGAAAAAGCGAAAGCTCAAGAAGCACAGCAAAAAGAAATGCAAGGACAGTTAATGAAGCAAAGAGAAGAACAACTTGAAATATTAAACGGCAAGTTACCTGAATGGAATCATCCTGAAAAGGGTGCAAAACTTAAGCTTGACATAAAAAATTATGCTAAAGCTCAAGGATTTTCTGAACAGGAAATTGGTATGTTAATTGATGCAAGAAGCATCCAAGTGCTTCACGATGCTATGAAGTATAAGAATCTTTTAGATGCTAAAATATCTCAAAAGAAAACAAAGGTTGTACCTAAAGTACAGAAACCGGGAACTTCTGCTTCTAAAGGTGAGGTCAAATCTGAACGTGTTAAGCAATTAAAATCAAAAGCTAAAAAATCAGGGAAAGTCAATGATGCTGCGAAGTACATTGAATCCATGTTTGGATAGTTTTTTAATTAACTTATAACACAAAGGTGAAATAATGGCACAATTATCAAACACATTTGAAACGTTTGATGCCGTTGGAAATCGTGAAGACTTACAAAATGTAATCTATGACATTTCTCCAACAGATACACCGTTCATGTCGTCCATTGGGACAGGTGCTGCAACAGCAGTTAAACATGAATGGCAAACAGATAGCTTAGCTTCTGCTGCATCAAATGCTCAAATAGAGGGAGATGACTCTCCAAGTGCTGCATTATCTGCTACTACTCGTGTTCACAACTATACACAGATTTCTTACAAACCTGTTATGGTTTCAGGAACTCAAGAAGCAGTAGACCATGCAGGTCGTAACTCTGAACTTGCTTATCAAATAGCTAAAGCAGGTAAAGAACTGAAACGTGATATGGAACTAGACCTAACAGGTAAAACTGCTGATTCAGCAGGTTCTGGAAATGGAGCTTCTGCTCGTAAATCTAGAGGTTTTGAATCATGGACAACAACTAACAAATCACACGGTAGTGGTGGCTCTACAAACGGAGCAGGTGCTGTGACAGATGGGACACAAAGGGTTCTTACAGAATCTATTTTGAAAGGCGAATTAAAATCTTGCTTTGATAATGGTGGTGACCCTGACCTATTGATTGTTGGTTCATTCAATAAACAGAAAGTATCAGGATTTACTGGTAATTCTACTCGTATGGACATGGCAGAAGATAGAAGCTTAGTTGCTACTATTGATGTTTATGTTTCTGACTTCGGTGAAGTTAGAGTAGTAGCTGATAGATTCCTACGTTCTTCAGGTAGAAGTGCGTTAGTAGTTGATACAGAAATGTTTGGCGTTGGTTTCTTAAGACCTTTCCAAACACAAGAACTAGCAAAAACTGGTGATGCTGAGAAACGCTTATTGCTTTCTGAGTGGACACTTGTTGCTAAAAACGAAGCGTCTTCAGCGACTATTGCTGACTTGACAACTTCATAAAAAATACAACAACCCGTTGTACGGGGGCAGGTTTTCTTCATTTTCCTGTCCCCACCTAGATACATATTAATAATGACCTTGAAGAATGTATCACTTCGGAACGAGGGTTATTAATCTAAGGAGAAACTTAATGAGAACATTAAACGATTATTTTATAACTGCACAGATTCCTGATATATCAACAGCAGGTTCAACATTTGTAGCAGTACCTGATGGTGGTCGTATCATCAAAATTATGTCTGTACTTGAGGGAGCTATAAGTGGTGGTAACGCTGCAATAACTTTTGAAATTGGTGGAACTGCTGTAACAGGTGGTGGATTTACAGTTGCACATTCAGGTTCAGCAGTAGGTACTATGGATGGTTCTGTTCCATCTGCACTAAACAGAGTAGAAGAAGACGGAAGTATTGAAATGATTACCGATGGTAATTCTACAGGTACTAAATCACTAACCGTAACATTTGTAATTAGGAGATAAATATGTCAAAGATGAGAGTAACAAACACTATCGTAAGAAGTGTAAATACTGGCTCACAAGTGACAGCAGCAACTAATGCAAACACAGAGTATGTTAGAATAGTATCTGATACAAACGCTGTACATATTGCTTTTGGAGCAGCTCCAACAGCTTCAGCTAGTACAACTATATTAGGTGCATATGACCCTGAAGTATTTAAAATTGACGGTGGCATGAAAGTTGCTGCTATCATAGCTTCGGGAACTGCTAACATATATATAGATGAGTTAAGTGAATGAGAAGAAAACTAGGTAACGGACAAATATTTCATTATCACGAACCTAGTGGTGAGTTCGCTATAGAACACATTGAAAATATACAACCCCTTATAGACCAAAATAAAAAATTACAGAACGAAGACCATAGTATAAGAGATGAGTTTAGACTTTCTGCTCGTATACCAATGACTGTAGTTTATGAATGGAAAAAATTATTTGGGGTTGATGTATACAAAAAAGACCATGCACAAGCAGTCAAAAAATTATTAAACAGTCCTGACTACAGGTACTTAAAGACAACTAACAGGCGAATATAATGGCAATATCAAATTATTCAGAACTTAAAACAGCTATTGCTGACTGGTTAGATAGAACAGATTTAACAGATTCTATTTCTACTTTTATATCATTAGCTGAAACAAGACATAGACGTGATTTTAAAATAAGAAGAATGGAAACTAGAGTTACAGCTAATACAATTGCTGACTCTGAATATTATTCTTTACCTGAACAATATGTTGCTATGCGTAATATACAACTTAACACTGACCCAAAAACATCTTTAGAATATTTAACACCTGAACAAATGGATAGAATTTATGCAGGAAGTAATAAGGGTAAACCAAAAGCATATAGTATTATTGGAAACAATATTCAATTAAGACCTTTACCTGATAGTGTTTATGAAATAGAAATACTTTATTATAAATATTTTACACCATTATCAGATTCAAATACAACAAACGATATGCTTACAAATCATCCTGATGTTTATTTATATGGTTCATTGGTAGAAGCAGAACCTTATTTACAAAACGATAAAAGAATACAAACATGGGCTAGTTTTTATGACAGAGCAAAAAAAGATATAATAGATTCAAATGAAAGAGATAGACATTCAGG